GGAGCTTTGTAGAATACCGATTGACCTTATGCCTAAGGCCAATGGTATCCGTTACTACAGAGCCATTCAGGAACGCTTGATACAACCCGTAAAGGTTGAAAAGGCGTCCCCGTTCACCAGGCGGAAGCTTCAAATACCCGTCCTTAATCCGAATAACGCGCGGGCGAGAGACATAGCTCACGTAGAGTAAACTCTGCGTGCGGCCTTTATCCCATCGCTTAAGCGGTAGACAGACAAGAGGGATTTTGATGCCACTATCATCGTTTTCATATAAGGGAACATAAAGTCCCCGAACGTGGGAACGAAGGTAGCGGAGAGTCCTGGGGAGGTAAATCCCAGAATTCTCACTCCACTCGGTGAGGCGGTTGATGGCTACGTAACGAGACTGCAGGCCGCGGAGTGTACGAATGTACACGCCTCGGATATTCAGACCGGAAAACCAGTCTGATCCGCAGGACTCGCGAAAGTGTCCTTCAACAAAGGACTTCTGCTCGTTGACCTGGAAACCAAGAAGAGTAAGGAGGCGAACAACATCTGCGTACACCTCACGGTGACAGCAGATATCGTCGCCAAATACTCCCCAAGACCCAGAGACGCCCCCGTTACAATCAGATTTGACTGAACGGAAGCGATTACAAGCAGAAACGACACACCCAAAAAGCATGGTCTGCAAGGGGAAGGTAAAACCATTCCCCATTGTAGAAACCATGTATAATGGGTAGCTCTTACCATGGCACGACGTCGCTGGAGTACGGAGCCTCAGGAGCAGTTCGAAGAACCACTCAGGAAGCACCTCCTCTAGCATACGGAGCGACATGGAATCGGAGGCAGAAGATAGATCGATCGTTCCGATCGATCCATCAACGCTACCGATACGAGCCATCTCTCGATTCTTGAGAGGTTGGTCCTTGAACGATATACCAAACCGTTCAAAGAGCCTGTCCTCTACGATTCCGCCGAGCCCTAACTGAAAAAACATATTCAGTGATGGCTCAACGCAGATCGTTCGAGAGATCTTCGTACTTTTCGGGACAAAGCAAAGACGTGACCTTAGATCAGTCTGATGGCTCTTGAAGTGGAAAAGCCGAGTAAGCTCGGCGTCCACCCAATCAGGAAACCATGACAGATAGCTGCTGTACAAATCATACAGCTGCGACGAGGTCGTACTCAACACGGAGGAGAACAACTTCGAATAGAAGTCATCTCCAGTTGCACCAAGTGCAACCCCCGGCCCACATCTACCACGACCAATAATGTCGTAATAGGAGGAGACGAGAGGGGCACCTGCGGGATGAAGGAAAGTGTCGATCTCTTGCTTAAGGAGACCTAACAATTCTTCATCACGCGTGTCTTTCAGAACCAAACGCCAATTTTTACAGAGGTCATTGACTTCCGTAAACAACTCAAGAGCTTTTGCATCAGCCTCAGAAGAGGTCCTATCTACAAACTTTTTGTAGAAGGCTCTAACGAGAGAGAAGCAATAGGCTTGAGTGGGCGAAGCATCGGGATTTAGAGGTAGATTCGGGTTGTCTAAAATAAATTTTAGATAATCCTTGCCTACATAGACCTCGAGGTCGTCACAAAGGTTGGAGAAAAGAGCGTCAGGACTAATGCCCATGATGTTCCTCCTCCGGCACCTGAAGTTGCCTTCAAGCTGCTCGGAGAGTAATTAACCGCCAGAGGCGGATTGATTGCTCTGAGCAATGACAGCTTGCAAGGCGCTAATGCATCTGAAAGCCTCAGGGCTAACGATTGCAGCAGCGGTTGCAAAAACTGTCAAAGCTACGATCCAGAGACGAGGAGGTGTACGTTTCAAAGTACACCACTCACCGCTGTATCGCCGATGCCAGAAGAAACCTGGCTAAGTGCCCCAATATGGGCACTAAGTGCAGCCCGGATGTCTTCAGCGTCAACCGTATCCGCACCAGCCGGCACCTCAATGCTCGTTCGAATGAGCATAACGGCGTTAGGCTGGCCCGAAAGCGGGGAGACGCCTTTACGGGTAAGGACCCCGTAGACGTTCCGTGGTACCGAGTTAACCACACCTGTCACAGGGTTTGGCGGCCCCAAAACTCGAAGAGTTTGGGGACGATAAACAGTGATAGTGAATGGTTTGCTCACCGAATGCGTATCGACCCCAGTCTGCGTGCCACCTAAGGTGGTAACAGCATACTGTTTCGAATTCGCATTAGGCGGAGTATCACTTGTCAACGTATAAGTTGGCGAAGTGAGGCCCGTCTGGGCAGCTCCTGTGATCGGAGAACTAACAGAGATGGTCATGAGACCTCTTGCATTGACTACGTTTAGTAGGACGAAAAGGAAAGTCAGAGCCTAACAAGGCGCTGTAAGGCGCCAATGTTAAGCCATCGCGTGTCAGAACCCGGAAGCTTAAAAGCTAGTGAAGGCACTAAGCTCTCAAGCGGAGGGGAACTTCGCGCTACTGTCTTCCTAATCGCAACCGAAGAACCAGGCGAAAAGGTAGACTGCTTGTTATAAGATCCTTGCGTAAATCCCTCCGACCTAACGGTCGTGGTGATTACGGAATTCTGCTTCCTTACAGTAGCAGAAAGCCACGCAATATCCGCTTGACAAGCAGACCACGAGTTGATTATCGTACCAACGTTGGTAAAATAGTCGACTAAGAACGAGTAAGGAATCATCTCCCACACAGTAGGAAGGAATTCAGTCATAGGGTTAAACCCCCAAGCTGAAACCGATCCAGTGATAGGGTTCTGAGACCGACCTCGTACAGCGCCCTTGTATGCAAAAGTGGACTCACCAATACTGATCTCCTTGAACCAAAATTTGTTCCAGGCGATTTCATATGGGTAAGGGCCGTTTTCAACGAACGAAAGCCGAGACTCTCCCCTTCCTCCGACGGGGATAAACTCACCCCGGGCGAAGAATTTGGAGCGTTTCTGCAAAGTTCGGAATGCGTCCTGGGCATCCTGAAACAGGGGTGCCCAACCAAATTGATACTCGAGCCAGGTATCTTGTATAACACGATTGCGTTTGTGAGCCTTCGTTCTAGCTGCCCGCTTCTTTGCGGCCAGATAATAGAAGTCCAGCTCGCGCCGTAGTGTTTTTACAGGATTCTTAATCATCCTCAAAGTCTCAGAGAGTTCACCCAAGAACGTACCGCCCTGAAACGAGCGTTGCGTTTTACGGATTTGCCCGATAAGACCTTCTAACGCCTGATTTCTAGCAATCTCGGAGTCATTATTACCAGGCCATGGAGCTTTCCCGAACCCAACAGGGTAACCGGAAACTTCTCCACGGTAGGTCACATGTTGCGTACCTATACCTGATTCTCCGGACCCAGAAGCCGACATCGGACTGGTCTGATAAGTCTGCGAATCGCCTATGAAGGCGGAAGTCGCACTCTCACCAGAGGCAATCTTTTGGCGGTAGTTGGGAACAGAGCCACCTTCTCTGTGGCGGTAAACCTCGACCTGAAAGGTCGGATTTCCCTCCGCAGACTCGGTGCCGTTGACTGAAGTTGCACTGGTTTTCCAGTTCGTCTTCATCGTTCGGTAGTATAGTTCCGTTTCATTCATAATGATAGAGATCCTAGATGAAGAGAGGCCGTCGACGAGACGGACTCGCCCACCTAAAGTCACTCAATACGAGTAGCCGACTTCCGAAGAAGAGAAACAAAGTCACTAATGAGTGTCTCTGTAAGCTCATATCTTTCAGTCGCCGGGCCCGTATCTGTGACCATGGTGACAAGTGCAACACGCCGTCCGCGGGAAGGAGAATGGATAAGTAGTTCTACGACATGCAAAGCATGTTCGGGAGCCGCTTTAGCCACAATCACGACCTCGAATGGGTGAAAACACGCG